AAATAGAGGAGTTGCAGGATTCTCCTACCTCGTGATGACGACGAGTTAATCAACACCTGCACTAATTTTAAGTTTTATAACAAGAAAGAAAACAACAATAAATAAGAACTTAGCAATTAAGTTCAATAAACACGCCTAACGGGTTGTTGCGGAGAGGGGAGCAGTTATGTGTTCTCAGCATCAAGGCAGGATAGTGTGGCTGTTGGTGTGTCTATTACGATAAAGGATAATACATGGCTGCAATTTATAATTTCTCAATTGAAAAAAGTATACCTTTTCAGAAAATGATTCTTTTGAAGAACTCGGACAACTCTGTAAAAGATTTAACAGGGTATTCTGCTAGGATGCAGATCAAACCTTATAAAAGTTCAAAAGAACTTCTTATTGATCTAAGTACAACAAATTTAAAACTACGCATAGATATTCCTACTGGTGCTGTAACTATTATTCTAAGTAGTGACGACACCGACTTACTATATTACACCAAATCTGTATATGACTTAATTCTTATTAAAGAAGAAAAAACATTTAAAGCATTAGAAGGTAATATTACAGTAAGTATGGGAGTAACTGAATGGAAGACTTAATTGTAGTTATTGAAGAAAGTCTGCCTTCTATAGTAATTTCTGTAGTAGATGCAGACACAAATATTGAAATTCCCCCAAATACAAATACTAATTCATTAGGGTCTTTATCTGATGTAAATACTTCCTTTGCTCAAGATGGTCAAGTACTAACTTTTCAATCAGGTGAATGGGTTGCTGAAAATATCACTGATGAATCAATCACTACCCCAATTGATGCGGGTACTTTTAATTAAGGATAAAATATGGCACGTATTCAATTACGCAGAGGTTTAAAGGCAAATTTACCAACTTCAGGTATGCTTGCAGGCGAAGCTCATGTAACTACAGATCGTGGTACATTGCACGTTGCAACAGATGCTACTACTAAAATTCCTGTTGTTCCTGCAATTGATGATTTAACAACATTAGCATCTGTAGACGGAACTGCTGACTTACTGATTATTCACGATGCTTCTGCAACAGGGCAAAAAGAAAAGAAAATTACTTTTGATAGTTTTAAAACAGCATTAAATATTCCCCCTGCAAGCACAGATGAAAAGGTTGCTGTTGTTTCAGGAGGTACTTCAGGTTATGTTTGGGGTACAGATGGAACTGATGGTGTGCTAAGAATGAACTCTAGTATGTCATGGTCTAAAGATGCAGCAAATGGTTTCGTCACTTTAGCTGTTGGTACAGTAGATGGTGGGGTATTCTAATTAAGTTATGGCTACCCTAATTACAAAAAAGAATAGTACAATTGGAGTTGTTCCAAATACTACTCAAATAGAAGTTGGTGAGTTAGCTGTCAACACTGCTGATGGTAAACTTTATACTAAGCATACCGATGATACTATAAAAACTATTGGTTTTAATCTAATACCCTATGAAGTTAATTTAGGTAATAAACCAAGAAAAGAATTTAAATTTACTATCACAGATTCTAAGATTCTATCTACATCTAAAGTTGTAGTTTACCCTGATGGGACTCCTGCAACAAACAGAGGAACAGATGATTGGGAATGGGATACAGCTCAATTTGCAGTAAAAACTACCAACGGTTCATGTACAGTGTATTGTATTTTTACAGGAAAAGTAAAAGGTAATCGTAAAATACTGTACGTTATTAATTAAATAGAGGATTAACATGGCTTTAATTGAAACTGGTGATAGTTCAACTGGTGTTGCTAACGTAGACAGTAATTATAATTTAAAGGTAGCATTACCTTCTGTAAAAGCTCAGGCAGGATATGTTGGTATTGCAGGATTTGCAGATGACGCAGGTAATGTACGCATTCCTATTGGAGCAAGTTCACATGGGTTATTAGGCACAGGATCAGTTCAAGTAGACTTCGAACAAGGGTTTAGTGCTTCTACTATTTCACCTTCTGTTTGGTCTCAAGTTCTAAGCACAATGACAGTTGGTGTAGTTAATAATGCTATTACGTTAAACTCAGCTAACTCTCTTGCAAGCGCCGTTTAGTATCTTATCGACAAGCTAAAGCTCCACGAGGTTCAGATAGAATAATCGCTTGGCGTATGATGTTACCTAACCAAGTAACAGGCGCAGTAACAGAGATTGGTGCATTTGCTGCTACAGGTATAACATCTCCAACATCAGGGTCTTTCTTTAGATACGGTTCAAATGGTCAATTGCGTGGTGTTTCTATTTCTGTAACAGGTGCAGAATCAACTACAGAGGTTATTCCTACTCCAAGTTTAAACGTAGCGCATGACTATACAATTTGGATAATGAGTAAGTCAATCGTATTTCAGATTGATGATGTTGTTGTTGGAAGCATCCCTCTTGGAGATACAGCACCTAGTCCTGTTACTTCAGAATCATCTCCGTTTTGTGCAAGATTATATAATGCTTCTGCTACACCTACAGCACAACAAGTTTACTTACATCGTTGTGTAGGTGCTTTGTACGGAGGTACTTACGGTTACGATCGACAATTCTTAGCTGCTTTAGGTGGAGATATTGGGTCTCAAGGTGTCGTAGGAGCAGGAACAGGTTCTCTTGCTAACTGGGCTAACTCTGCCGCCCCTGCTTCGGCTACGTTGTCTAATACAACAGCAGGGTACACTAGCCTAGGTGGACAGTTCCAATTTGCAGCAGTATCGGGTTCGGAAACAGATTACGCTTTATTCGCATTCCAAGTTCCTGCTCAAACCGCAACGAATCAGGGCAGAACTTTAGTTGTACACGGTATTAACATTAGCACATTCAACATGGGCGCAGCAGTAGCTACAACTCCTACGTTATTACAATGGGGTATTGCTCATGATGGTACAGCAGTATCTTTAGCGACAGCAGATGCAGCATCGACTAAAGCTCCAAGACGTGTCCCTTTAGGTTGTCAATCACTTCCTGTTGGTTTAGCGGTTGGTGGCAATGTACCTGATTTGCGTGTTGACTTTAGACAACCTTTATCAGTCAATGCAGGAAACTACTTGCATGTAATTTTAAAGATACCTGTTGGAACAGCTACAGCTGCTCAAATTGTGCGTGGTGTTGTTGCAATTAACGCTACTTGGGAATAACCTAGATCATCATCTATCAGAATATTTAAAGGTACAAGGAAGTACCTTAGTAAGATTATTAAAACATATGAATAAACTCAATAGGAAAGGAAATGGCTGCTCAAACATTTGTATTAACCCAAACCCCTACATTAATTGCAGATGGAACTAAAGCTGCTTACATTCAAGAAATCATTGGAAGTGGTACACGTTTTACAGTTTCATCTTCTGCCCCTGATACTGCTACCGTTCCATATTGTAAGATTTTAAAGAATGATCTCGCTGTTTCAGCAGGATTTCCAATTTGGGCGTGGGCACCAACCTCAACAAACATTACGGTGACAGTGCTTACCTCAGAAGTTTAACCTATTTGTGAGGTAAAAATGATAGACGCTCAAAATAAAACAACTACTTTATACTCATATCAAAATGGTATAGGGGCTAACACAGAAGCAATACTTAATCGAACATTAAGACACATTTTGTATGGTGATGATATTGTTACTACTGCAACACAAGATGAACACTGGGCAAATGTTACATCTTTACTGCGTTTTAATGGACTTAATAATTCAACAACATTCACAGATCAAAAGGATAACACATGGACTAGAAATGGCTCACCTGTTATTTCTACAGAAAATAGTAAATTTGGCGGTGCAAGCGGAAAGCTTTCTAGCGGCAACTATATCTCTACTAACAATATGTCTGGTTTTTTATTTGGGGATTCTGAAAATTTCACCATAGAGGCTTGGCTATATATTCCAACTAGCGGCTCTATTTTTAATCAATTCGTACCTATAATTTCCGTAGGCGTACAAAATGTGTCATCTGATGGCGGTGGTTGGAATTTTGGTATATTTAATAAGGCAAATGCGACTATACGACTGGAAATAGATGCTACAAACGGAACAGCTCAGGTAGCAGAATTTCAGATTGACTCTGCATTGCCAAGAGATACATGGATGCACATAGAGTTTGGCAGATCAGGCGGAATAACATACGGATTTTTCAATGGCAATCTTATTGGAACATCAACTGTTCATAATAATTTAGCATTCAGCAGCCCGAATGTTAATAAAGTGTCTATTGGCTCTGGTGATGCGACAACTAGCGATACAAACTTATGGTATTTAGATGGATTTATTGATGATTTAAGAGTAACCAAGGGTGTGTGTAGGCATACTACAGGCTTTACGCCACCTGCTCGTGAAGCACCAAATTTCTAGCACCTTCGGGGCTTTTATTGCCAAAAATTAGGGGGCATCGTGTCTAAACACAAAACACAAGCTGTTGCTGAAATCGAAGTGTGAATTTTTAAATTAAAGCAAGCGTCCGAAAGGGCGTTTTTTATGTCTGGAGAAAAGACAATGCAAGAAAACACGTTACCGTGGGTCATTAAATTAGTTCCAGCAGTTGTGGGGGCAATCCTTGCTTTAGTGCTAAGTGGGGATATTGATAAAGAGGGGAAAATTCAGGTCACGTTAGGCTTGATTGGCAAGTTCTTATTTAGTGTGTCAGTCAGTTTGTATGGCGGTGCTGCATTCATTGAATACTACGAATTAAACCAATATTCACACATGGCGCAAGGCTTTGTGATGTTGATTTTCGCTGTATTTGGATTATTGACGATTGGTATCGTTTATCAATCAATTGCACTGATGCAGGGTAAATCAATCGCAGAAGTCATTACGGAAGTGAAAGCTGCTTTCGTTGCGATTATCGGGGGTGGGAAATGAAATTAATTGAAAATTGGCAACAGGCTTGGAAACTCAAGTCAGTACAAGTGGGCGCAGCAAGCGCCTTTTTTTATGCCCTGATTTTATTCTCAGAACAGTTTTTAAATGTCTGGGCAGTGATTCCGCAAGAGTTGAAAAACAAGATTCCTGAAAACGTTGCTGAATGGGTGGGGATTTTCGTTGGTGTAGCAATGGTGCTTGCTCGACTTAAAAAGCAGCCTGAATTACACACTGATATTCAACCCTTTGTCACGGTCACAGCGGGGCACTCTAATAAAGATCCTGGTGCAGTGAATGGAAAATTTAAAGAAGCTGATTTTGTCGTCAAAGTCCGAAATGCTGTTGAGCTTTACCTTTTGCGTGCTGGATTGGAAGTCAAAACAGATGGCAGTGGTGGCATTAATTTACCACTGACAAATGCAATTCAAATTGCTAAAGGTGCGAGTACAAAAGTTGAATTTCATCTGAATGCTTCTGATAACCCAAAAGCCAACGGCATTGAAACCATTGCGTTACCTAAGGACAAAAAATTAGCACAAGCCATTTCCCAAGCCATTGCGGGTGTCACGGGTGGCGTATTACGTGGTGATAAAGGTTGGATTGATCAGAGTCAATCGGCACGTGGAAAGCTTGGTTTTGTATCGAATGGTGGATTAGTTGTTGAACTTGGCTTTCTATCAAATCCGGCTGAATTTGCAGTACTTGAAG